CTGTAGGTTTCTTTGCGACATTGGATAAATAGGTGAAGAAAGGTGATTGTTGAGGAGCTAATTCAGCTACTCTTTCACCAAAGTTGAAAATTCGTCTATCAACATTGATGGAAGTACCCTGAACAGCTTCTCCTGGATTAATACTATATATGTTAGCCATCTTAATTCACTTCTCCTAGTTAAAATGGATTCTTCTTGTTAAAGTTTTGTATCATAGAATCCATCATTTTATCTTCTGATCTTTTAGATGACTGCACATTGACTCCAGCTTTTACCCCGATAGGTTTAGGTATTGACAGTTTTGACTTTTGCTGCATCATATTTGCTTGTTTTTGTAACACTGCATCATTTACCTGAGTAATCGTTTGATTACTTTGTTCTGGTGCATTGTCTAATCTGTGTAATTTTACAAGATTATCTAACGATAATGATTCAGGTGCTGTCATTTTTACTAAAAAGTCATTAGCTTCTTCAGTACTATAACCATAATTGCGTTGTAGGTCAGATACTAATTGTGCTTCTTGAGCATTCTTTTTAGTCTGTTCTTCCATTTTACGCATAGATTCAATACGTTGTTCTTCTAATGACGTAGTATAATCTGTCATGTTTTCCATATATTCAGTTTGTTTAACTAAATATTTAGCACTTGTGCTATCTGGGTCTGCTATTGCCTCGGAATGATCAAAATCAGCTGGCTTCTTAGGTTTAACAGGTCTTTCTAAAGATGCTGTTTCCTTTTCTGCTGGTGCTGGCGAAGCGGTTTGTGTCTTTTGTGCCATTAAATCTGACACTTGAGACTTCAAAAGGTCCACTTCTGCTGCACGTTTATCTGCTTGACTTTGCCAGTATTGAAACTGGTTGCTATCTTCCTTTGGGTCAACAGATTGTACAACTTCTGAAGGTTCACCTTCCTGTACATCTTCGGATTCTCCAGAATGAAATGCAAATTCATTTGAATTATCTCCAAATATGTCATTAAAAATGTCTTCTTCTGGTCTAGGTTCCACTGCAGTCTCTTGTGGTGCCTCAACCTGTGTTTGTTCTACTTCTGTTGCCTGTGTATTTTGAGTATCACTCATCTTCTTGTTCTCCTAACTCTAACTCTCTGACTGGAGAAAGCGTTTCCATTTCAGCCTCTCTTGCAGAGTTTATCAGATTTTGTTCAACATCGGCAAGACGTGTTTGATACATCGTAGTTGCCGCTTCAGCTCTGTTCTTAACCTTGTCAAGTCCTGAGCTAAATTTTTCAACCTCTAAACGTTTCTTAGCATGTAGCTCTTCACGTGTAGCTGTTTGTAAGTCTCCTTTGACTTTTTTCAATTCTTCTTGCATTGCCATCATTTGTTGTTGCATTTGTTTCATCTGACCAGCACGTTCTAATACTCCTTCTACATCTACTAACTCTGATTTCTTAAGAACTTCTACTTGATCAATTAATCCAGCTTGATACATTTCTTGATATGTTGCTAACAATGCCATTCTATTTGTTGGTAATGTAGAGCCAGAAACAACTTTAATATCATAGTTTCCAACACCTATGTCATGATATCTTGATACAGCTCCATTTTCCATTTCTTTATAGAAATTAAATCTTTCTTCTTTTTCAGTTCCATTAGGTTGTACTAAACGTATTACTTTTTCTTCTGTGTACATTTGTTGCATTAAAGGAACAGCAACTTTAGCTACCTGATTTAAAAAGTTTTCTACGTCATCTCTTCTAGATTTAATACGTCTTTGTCCAAATTCATCTACTACTAACGTTCCTCTGTATGTAGATGGTGCATTTGCTGTACTTCCCTGCATTAATTCAAAAATACCAAACCCATACTCTAAGTCGTACTTAGCATCTGCTTCGTTTTTATATAATTCATTGGGAAGAGGCACGGGCCCTGCTACAATAGGTGCACCTAGCTCTGCGTCAAATTCAATAACGCTGGTTCCAGCTCTTCCCCACTCTTCTTCAATCATGCGTATATCTGCAGAACCCCTCGGTATTAGCAGTTTTACGTTCGTACTTGTAGAAGCATGAGCAATAATTAATGATCTAATTTTATTAATATATTCTTGTAAAGGTCTAAATAGACGAACATCTGATTCTGGAAATGGATTTCTATGATGTATGTTCATAATAGGTACTATAGGATACTCTTCTGTAGGTAAAACTCTTTCATATAATAAATTATCTCCTACAGATACATGCATAGCAATACAACATTTTTCTATTTCATTAGAATTTATCTTACCTAAACCAATTAATTCCCCAACTGTAGTAGGAACTATAGTAGTAGTACTACCTGGGATACCATCTTCATCTTCCATTCCAGGAACTTTTATAGGATCTTGAGGTATAACATTTCCAGCTTCATCTACCTTAGGTTCTGGTAATTCAAAATGAAACATAACTCCAACTTCCTCTATAACTCTAAACATTTCTTCTACTGCAGCTGGATCTGATATAATAACTTCTTCTCCAGTAATTTTTTTCAATCTAATGTAATATCTGCCTGTATATTCTTGGTATTCATTAGCATTAAATAAAAACTCTTCATTAGTAAAAGGTTCATAAACATTGTAATACATATGCATTTCTTTTGTATATCTTTCAATAAATTTACGTTTTGTGTGATATACATTGTCATCATCCCCTTTAAATATCTGTCCTTCGGTAGCAGCTAAATCTGTAGTTGGATATTCTTCATTATCTGCTTGGTGAGATGATGCATCTTGTATAATATCCATAAAATCAGGATATAATTGCATAGCTTGTTCGTCTGTTAAATGTTTTGCGACTAATATGTGAGCAGCATCTCTTGCGTATATATCTTTAGAATTAGGGTCAATATACACATCTAAAGGATTTATAGACTTTATAAAAACCTCTCCTTTACCTAAATCTGCCATAGGATCTTGGAATACGTTAAATACTCCCATACCTCCTACATAATAGTCGTCAATAACCTTTTTTAACTCTTCGTTACCAGTTGACTGATCCCATATCCATGAAAATAAATCAGAAAAAACTTTAGCAGTGCTTCTATCAGAATCTTCTCTTGCAGTACTACGGAATTGAGGTGAATTGTATGTTAGCAAAGACTTTGCTGTTTCAACGATAGGATGAATACGATTTACTACAATAGGTGCTTGACCACGAGATTCTAAAACATCTTTTTCTTCATTTGACCATTGTGCTCCTGCACGGAACTCAACTGCTTCTTGGAATTTTACAGCCCATAATTCACGGGACGATGAGTATTCTCTGAGTAATTCTTGCGATAATTCTACTTCTTCGTGTATAGATCCATCATTTCTCTTTACACGACCAGGTATATAACCATAAACATCTATTAAATCATTATAGTTTTGACTTCTTGTCTTTCTTTTTCTTTTCTGTATTGTCTCTGGCATTTACCTCTATGTACCCTTCTGGTATTTTTGTGTCTAATACATCATCTAACTCTTTCGCAAAGTTGCGAAAAGCAGACATATATTTAACTAAATCTATTTGCATACAATTACTCCCCTGAAATTAAAAGACTTTTTTTATCAATGTCAAGTGTTTTTTATGCTATTTTCCAGTTTTTTGGCTGATAATCATAATATTCGTCATATTCTAGCTCCATATCAGCACCATCGTGGGTAGGTTTGTAACAATTTTTATTAGCATAAAAGAATCCATCTAACAAGTCATCATGCTTACCACGTGGATATAATAGCAATTCATCTAACAATGCTTGTTGATTTTTTTGTATAAACACATTACCTTGCGCAAATAAGGGCTGTAAACTCTCTAACCTATAAGACTTGGAGGTTCTTGGATTTTCTTTTATTTCCAGACCAGGAATAAACAACCCTTCATCTGCAGATTTTTCTTTTATGTATTGTCTTAACATTTCCTGATATCCAACAGACTCTATCCTTGTTTTTGCACTTCTATTAACTTTGAAGTTTGTAATGATAGAATCTGCCAGATCTAGTGGGGTAGCCCTTTTTCGATAGTAGGGCAAAACAAATCTATTACCATCATAGTCAACTGCTATATTAAATATTACACTAAAGTCAGCTCCTCTCTTTGTACTAGAGGCAGGGTCGACTCCTGTAAAGATGTTTACAGGTCTAATCTCATTTACTTCCTCCCCATTTACGGTCGTCAGTATGAGATTCGACAACCCTTGCTCATCCGTCTCTGTATAACCTTCGTAATATTGAATATGTTCAGCTCTAAATAAATTTTCTTCATCACCTGTAATTTGACACAAATACTCTCTATAAAATACAGATACACGATTAATACTTTCTAATTCTTCTTTTTTCTCTATAAGTTTTTCTGCAGGCCATACTTCAGGCCATAATGCTTTACCATTTTCCAAGTCAGGTGCAAAATGCATATTAACCCAACCTTTCATATCTTTTAATGTTTCAACGAGACAACGTTCATGCTGAGGAGTACCAATAACACATACTCTACCTACGATAGGATCTAAGGAAGGAACACCAGATTGTAACAACCAACGAAGATTTGTCTCCATCGCTTCTGCTGTCTTGGTATTGTTTTCATCTTCAGGATCATCTAAAATTAATAAGGTAGGACGTTGGTTTCCATGTTTGATACCACGTATCTGCTGTCCAGTACCCTTGCATATAATAACGCTACCATCTTTTAGTTCTATCTCAGCGTTTGACCATTTACGTGCAGATTGCATTCCCCAATACCCAAAAAAGTGTCTAAACTCTTGAGAATAATCTAATACATCTTTTATTGTTCCTAATAACTTAGTAGCGTGTCCTTGTGTCCTAGATACTAATACAATAACCTTAGGACCCTTATCAAACATAAGATGATATAGTGGATATACGCCTGCCACAATACTAGACTTAGCATGACCTCTTGGAGCAATAATATTAATTTGTTTTTCATCTTTATGTAATTCTTCTGTAATGTCATAGTGAAACCTTGGAGATTCACTACTAAACATGTTGGGCATTACCATACGCCCAAATAACAACATATCCTGTTGCATTTCAAGTAATAACTTCTTTTTATCCACGTATTTTTACTGGTTCTACAATAATCTTCATATCTCTAGCTACTTCAAACATTGTTGTCATAAATAACGTTAAATCATCATCATTGCTCGTTCTGATCTTCACGTACTTCGTCAACTTCGCTGATTTTAGTCGCTTTGAGTTTTTTTCTTTGTTCTTCATAGTTTGCCTCAATTTGATGTGTCATATCAACCTCCAAGGACTCCGTCACCTGTTTTGTCTTAGGTGCCATGTCTAAAAATATAGATAATTCTTTTGCAGCACGTATCATATCTGCACTGCTTTCTTTTACTTTAGCTACTTCAATAGCATCTTTCATTGTATCAAGTACAA